GGAATATGGAACAGAACCTCTTTACGAATTCAAAAACACTGATAAATAAGATAGATTTATCACTTTTACATGCCTGTACAACGGGTAAGCAAAGAATTTAAAGATCTCAGCATGTCATTTCAGATTAATCCTCTGAATTCTGACATGATTGCGATTAAAAATGAAACGGCAATAGCTAGATCAGTAAGAAATCTTGTGTTTACCCTTCCAGGTGAAAGATTTTTTAATGAAAATCTTGGTTCTAGAGTTTCTAGATCATTATTTGAGAACATTGATGATATTTCAGCATCTATTATTAGAGATGAGATTGAAAATACCATTAATAACTATGAACCAAGAGTTGAATTAATTGATGTAAAAGTTGCAGCAAACTATGATAATAATGAATTTAATGTAACCATCAATTATTATATTGTTGGTATTGATGCATTACCACAACAGTTATCATTCGCATTACAGCCAACACGATAATGCCATTAGTTAATTTTACGAATTTAGACTTCGACCAGATAAAAACTTCGATTAAGGATTACCTTAGATCGAATTCAAATTTTACTGACTACGATTTTGAGGGGTCTAACTTATCCGTTCTCATAGACACTTTAGCATATAATACATATATTTCCTCATATAATGCTAACATGGTTAGCAATGAGGTTTTTATTGATAGTGCGACATTAAGAGAAAACGTAGTTTCTCTTGCAAGAAACATTGGATATGTTCCAAGGTCTAGAACAGCAGCAAAAGCAAATATTTCTTTTTTCGTAGATACTACAGGATTTCAAACTAACCCAATTACATTAACTCTTCAGAAGGGAGTTGTTGCGACAACAGCAGCATTTGGTGGAGAAAGTTATACATTTACAGTTCCAAGTAATATTACTGTTCCAGTTGTAAATGGAATTGCATTTTTTGATAATATATCAGTATATGAAGGAACTTATGTTGTTGACAATTTTACTGTACAATCAGAAAATCCAGCACCACCTCAGAAATATATCTTAAATAATCCAAATATTGATAGTTCTTCAATTAATGTTATTGTAAGAGATACTGAATCAAGTACAAATTCAAGAAAATTTGTACAGTCGAATAGTTTATTCTCTGTTACTTCATCATCTAGAGTATTCTTTATACAAGAGGTTGAAGATCAAAGATATGAACTTATTTTTGGTGATGGTATTTTTGGTGAGAAATTACAAGCATTAAATTATATCGAAGCTTCATACATTGTAACCAGTGGTGAGTCTGCGAATGGATTATCTTCTTTTACCTTTAATGGAAGATTGCTTGATAATAACGGAATTTCGGTAACAAATGGAATTTCACTCATTACCACAAATATAGCATCGGAAGGTGGAAAAGAGATTGAATCAGTAGACTCTATTAAAAATTATGCACCAAGAATTTATGCATCTCAGAATAGAGCAGTTACTGCAGCAGACTATGAGACAATAGTTCCTCAAATTTATCCCGAAACTCAATCCGTTTCAGTATATGGAGGTGAGACTTTATCTCCACCACAATACGGAAGAGTTTTTATTAGCATAAAACCTTATAATGGACAATTTGTTCCTAACAGCATCAAGGATAATTTAAAAAATAAATTAAGAAATTATAGTGTTGCTGGAATTGTTCCCGAAATTATAGACTTGAAGTACATTTATGTGGAAGTTGATACCACAGCATATTACAATACCAACTTGGCACCAGATGCGGACTTTGTAAAGAGTATAGTTTCTTCTAACATAAACTCATATGCAGATTCGTCAGAACTGAATAGATATGGTGCAAAGTTTAAATATAGCAAATTCCAAAAAATTGTAGATGATAGTCACGAATCTATCACATCAAATATTACTAAAGTTCAAATCAGAAGAGATTTAGGTGTAATATTAAATCAGTTAGCTGAATATGAAATTTGTTATGGAAATGGTTTTTATATAAAGAGTGTTGAAGGATATAATATAAAGTCTTCAGGATTTACCGTCAGTGGAATTGATGGCATAGTATATCTCGGAGATTTGCCAAATACAGACGGTTTAACTGGAACCATTTTTCTATTCTCAGACCCAAATTCAGATACACCAACTATTAAAAGAAGGTCAGTTGGAACTATAAGTTATGAAAAAGGAGAAATTATTTTAAACCCAATTAATATAGTTGGAACTTCCAAAAACAATAATGGAAATCCAATAATTGAAATTTCCGCAATTCCAATCTCAAATGATGTTATTGGAAAACAAGATCTTTATTTGCAACTAGATATTAGTAAGAGTATTTTAAATATGAAGTCGGATGAAATTTCCTCAGGTTCCGATATCTCTGGTTCATATTATGACCCAACAACAAGTTACACAAACGGAAGCCGTATAAGACAATAAAGACATGGTAGACACTCGAATCAAGATTAGTTCAGTTGTTGAAAATCAACTCCCAGCTTTCGTTAGGGAAGATTTTCCATTAGTCGGAGAGTTTTTATCCCAATATTACACATCTGTCGAAAATCAAGGTGCTGTTCTTGATATTCTTCAAAATATTGACAAGTATATTAAAGTAGAACAACTTACAAATCTTACCGATTCTACCAGTACAACTTCATCTATAGGATTTTCTGATGATACAATTAATGTAGTATCCACTTCTGGATTTCCAGATTCCTATGGAATTATACAGATTGACTCGGAAATCATCACATATACTTCAAAGACCGAAACTGCTTTTAATGGATGTGTACGTGGATTTAGTGGAGTCACTTCATATCAAGATAAAAACAAACCAGATCATTTAGTATTTTCTACCTCAGAAATCGTAGAACATGATACAGACTCTTTGGTTTTAAATCTGAGTGTTTTATTTTTAAAAGAGTTTTATAAGAAGGTAAAGAGGCAACTTGTTCCTGGGTTTGAAGATAGAGAATTTGATTCAGATTTAAATGCAAATCTGTTTATAAAGCAGTCTAAAGATTTTTATTCATCTAAAGGAACAGACCAATCTTTCGAGATTCTTTTTAGAGCCTTGTATGGTGAAGATGTTGAAGTCATTAAGCCAAGAGATTATCTGTTTATTCCCTCAGATGCTCAGTATAGAATCACAAAAGACTTAGTTGTTGAAGCACTTGAGGGTAATCCTGAGGACTTGGAAAATAGAACATTATATCAGGACCAATATGAAAATTTCAATCAAGCATTTGGATCAATAAACAAGATTGAAAAAATATTCAGAGGTGATAATGAATATTATGTAATTAGTTTAGATTATGATTACAATAAAGATATTAGTGTAAGGGGTTCGGTTTCTGGTGAGTTTTCTGTTCATCCCCAGACTAAAATAATAACCGAGGCTTCAATTGGATCTACAGTTTTGGATGTTGATTCAACTATTGGATTTCCAAGTTCTGGTGAAATCGTTGCTGATTTGGAAAATGGAACTTCAGTAACAATTTCTTACGAATCAAAATCATATACTCAGTTTTATGGATGTTCTGGAATAACCCAAAACTTATCATCTGGTCAGAATGTTAGAATTAATTCGTATGCATATGGATATTCTGGAATTGGAACAGATAATGTAGTAAAACTTAGAGTAACTGGTGTATTATCTGAGTTAAAAATTGATGATGGTGCGAGATATTACAATCCTGGAAATAAAATTGTAATTAAAACTTTAGGAGAAGACTCTTCGGATATTAAATCGAATAATTGGATTTATAATATTGCATCGAAATATGATATAGATTCAATTAGTTTAGTTGATATTTCTAATTTTACCTACCAGATAAGAGTATACGACAATCACAATTTCTATAGAGGAGACTCTGTAAAACTTATTCTCAGTGATGGAACTGATATTAATACTAGTATATTATCAGTCTTAAATGAAAAAACCTTTACTGTAAGTGGTCAAGGAATAATTGATATTACTAAAAAAGATAAGATACAAAAAGTATTATCAAAAGGAAGTTATACAAACTTCCCAGAAGCATCAAATTACTCAACTAATGTTCAAAATGTCTACACTGACCAGTTGGGTTCTTACTATGTAACTTCACCTTCACTTCCATCATATCTTGGAGAATCACTTGGAATAAGAAACAGAGGAATAACTTTCTCTGGAACATTCAGTGGTGAAAATTTAACAATCGGAAGACATTATTTCTACACTGGAGATTCTGTAATTTACAGACCAGAATCGGAATCAAATTCTTTAAACATAACTGAAGGAACTTATTATGTAAAAAGAGTTGACCCACTCACCATTAAATTATCTCGTAGTAGAGAAAATATTTACAAAGGAAATTATATAAACCTTTCTGGAACTGTAACAAACAGTCAGTTAATTTTTGGCGAATTTGCATATCAAACTCTCGACACTCAAAAGTTAGTAAGAAAAATACAAAATCCAGAGAATACAGATAATTCTCACGAAACTAAATTTGGACAAATTGGAATTCTTGTAAATGGTGTAGAAATTTTAAATTATAAGTCAAAGGATAAAATTTTCTACGGTCCACTTGAAGAAATAAATGTTCTTTCGGAAGGAAGTAACTATGATGTAATAAATCCACCAACCTTATCAATAACAGATAGTGTTGGAACTGGAGCAACTGGATATTGTGAAGTTCATGGTCAAGTAGAAAAAATTAACATCATCGATGGTGGATTTGACTATATTTCCGAACCTATCGTAACTATATCTGGTGGTGGTAGTGGAGCAAAAGCTAAGGCAGAGTTATTCTCTTTTGAACATTCGGTGTCTTTTAATGCAATCGAGTCTTCTGGATTGGTTGATTTGACTAATGATACAATTGGATTTTCTTCATATCATAAGTTTAGAGATGCTGAAAGAATAATCTACAAACCAGATGGACAGCAAGCAGTTGGGGGAATATCAACAGATTCTTCTTATTATGTTTCTGTACAAGATTCCTTTACCGTCAAACTTCATAAAACATATGAAGATGCAGCAGCTGGCATAAACACAATCAATCTTACTTCATATGGAACTGGGGTTCACAGATTTGCTTCTTCAAATATCAAGAAGAAGATATCATACATAAATGTTTATGACAAAGGAAGTGGGTATAAGAACAGAAAGATTTCTATACCATCATCTGGGATTAATACAGCATCAAATGCAATTTTTGCCAAAAATCATAATTACAGCACTGGAGAAATAATAGTATACAATACTACAGGTAGTGTAGTTGGTGGTTTGGTTGATGGACAATCTTACTACGTCACAGCACTGGATAGTGATTCATTTAAGTTATCTAAAGTTGGTGTTGCTTCTACTGTAGGTGTGGGTTCCGCAGTAGTTGGAGTTACAACAACTGTAGATTTTTACTTTAAGTCAAATCAATATGTAGATTTAACTTCCGTAGGTTCTGGATATCATCAATTCAATTATGAACCAATAGTTGTAAATGTATCTGGAATTGTAGGAGTATCTACAAGAACAAATCAAGACTTTAACGCAATAGCTCAACCAATTGTAAGAGGTCAAATTAAGTCAGTATTCTTAGAATCTGGTGGTTCAAATTATGGTTCAGAAGAGGTAATAAACTTCAACAGACAACCAATATTTAATTTGAATAGTGGAACTGGATCTGAAGTAATTCCAGTAATATCTAATGGTGCTATTTCTGAAGTTTTAGTTACTAACTCAGGAAGAGAGTATAATTCTCCACCATCATTTGAAATTATCGGGAATGGTTATGGTGCAGAATTAACTCCTGTTATAGTAAATGGTTCCCTTTCAGAAGTTAAGGTTGTTTATGGTGGAGTTGGATTTGAGACCTCAAGAACAATCATAAATGTTATCCCTGCAGGTTCTGGTGCTAATTTACAATCTGTTCCAAAGACATGGACAATTAACTTAGTTGAAAGAAATCTTCAGAGTGAACTAATTTCCGATGATGATGGAGTTATTGATAATGGAATCAATTCAGATTATGGACTGCAATATACTCATCTCTATGCTCCAAGAAAATTAAGACGGACCATTACTACTAAGAAATTAATTAATGGTACGACAGTATTTTCACCAGACTTAGTAATTCAGAATAATAGAGAAGCACTTTCAGATTCACACTCTCCTATTATTGGATGGGCATATGATGGAAATCCAATTTATGGTCCATATGGATATTCAACGATTACAGGAGGTTCTGTAAAGGCTTTAGAATCTGGATATAAAGTTTCTGTTGAGTCTGGTAGACCAAGAACTTCACTTTATCCAGAAGGATTTTTTGTAGAAGATTATCAGTATAATGCGTCTGGAGACCTCGACCAATATAATGGAAGATTCTGTGTAACTCCAGAATATCCAAATGGAGTTTATGCATATTTTTCTACAATTAATGGTTTTAGTGTAGAGTCTTCTGGACCTCTTAGAAATTATAGAAAACCAGTCTTCCCATATTTTATTGGAAATGAATTTAAATCAAAACCAATAGATTATAATTTTAGCACTAGTTCCAATCAAGATTCTGTTGATTTGAATCAAGTTGACTTGCTGAGAAATACTACTCCATATAATTTACTCAACCAAAGAAGTGGATATGACTTTATAGTAGATCCAAATAAAATAAGAAAACAAACTTCAGTTATCAGAAATACTAAGAAGGGTTCGTTAGACTCTATTGGAATTGTAACTGGAGGATTGGATTATAAAGTTAATGATGTAGTAATTTTTAATAATCAAGGAACAGGTGGGCAAGGAGCATCTGTAAAGGTATCTTCAGTAAAAGGAAAGTTAGTAAATCAAATTTCGGTCAATAGCACATCACTATCAAATGTTGAATTTGTCCCCCTTACTGGAAATTCAAGTTTTGTAGCATTTTCAACTTCCACACACAATCTGCTAAATCTTGACTTAGTTAAGATTAGTGGAATAAGCACTTTTGGTACGGAATTGAATGGTTTTTATAATATTGGTGTTAGATCTGATAATTTCTCACTCAATTCTGGGATTGGTTCCACTTCAGTAACTGGCATAGTTACATATTTTAGTGTTTCTGGGCAACTAAATTATCCATTTATTAGAGAGAATGATGTATTTGAGATAGATTCTGAAAAGGTAAAGGTATTAAATATTGATCAACCATCCGGAAGAATAAGAGTTTTAAGAGAGTATGATGGCACTGTCGGTTCATCTCATACAGTAGCTTCTATTCTTTATGAACAATCTAGGAAATTTACTTTTACCGTAGGATTAACTACAACACTATTCCCATATAAGTATAATACTCAAATTTACTTCAATCCAGTAGAATCTGTTGGATTGGGAACTACATCTGGTGTTGGAATTGGGTCAACCTTAAGTTTCTCAAATCCTGGTGTTGGTGTTAGTTCTTTGTTCATTCCTACTAGATCAATTTATCTACCGAATCACAATTTGAATACTGGTGATAAGTTAGTTTATTCTTCTGGTGGTGATACTGCAATTTCAGTTTCAACTGATGGGTCATCATCTTTCCAACTCACAGAAAATCAAATTGTATATGCTGCAAGAATTACAAATAATTTGATCGGTATTGCGACTAATAGAGTTGGGCTAGGTTCCACCGGAAACTTTGTGGGAATTAATAGTAGTGTATTTTCAGATATTCTCTATTTTACTAATGAAGGTGCGGGTGTAATTCACAGTTTCCAAACAAGTTATGATGATGTAATTGCTGGGAAAGTAGATAAAAATCTCGTTACAGTATCTACAGCATCAACTCATGGACTTAAAGTTAAAGATTCTGTTTTTGTTGATTGCTCATCTGGAGTATCAACAACATATACTTTAAAGTATAATGAATATAACCGTAGGTTGGTTGTAAATCCAAAAGACTTCTTATCAGGAGATGTCAACACTTCAACGGATTCAATCACATTAACATCTCATGGTTATACGAATGGACAAAAAGTAATTCACACTTCATCTTCTCCATCTGGTGGTCTTGTTAATAATGGAATTTATTATATTGTTGTTATAGATGACAATACATTCAAACTTGCAGAAACCTATTATAACGCAACTCTAAGAATTCCTGTTGTTATAGATTTAATCAGCGCATCATCTGGAACATTATCGTTAGTTAATCCACCAATTGTTGCGACTAAGAATCAATCGATTATCTTCGACTTATCTGACAATTCATTATCGTATTTAAAAAATTCTATAAGATATCCAGCATTTGATTTTAATCTTTATAGTGATGAGAATTTAAAAAATATTTTTGAAACTTCTGGTTTTGGTGGATTTGAAATTTCTAGAAGTGGTACTATTGGAGTTAGCACAACAGCTAAATTGACTTTAAGTGTGTCTAATAATATTCCTAGTGTCATATATTATGGATTAGAAGCAATTAACCTAGATCAAAATGATCAAGAGAATTTGCAAATAATTGTTGATAATGAAAATATACAATCTAATAACAGAATTGATGTAGTAGATAGTTCTTATTCTGGAATTTATTCAATTTCTGGAATCACAACTAATACTTTCTCATATAACATACCAATCCAACCAGAAAGATCGTCATATCTTTCAACTGAAGTAAAATTATCTTACACCACCAATTCACTATCTGCATTTGGCGAAATCAATGACTTTAATATTATTTCTGGTGGTAAGATGTACAATTCTTTACCAGGAATATCTTCAGTATATTCTTCGACTGGATCTGGCACATTATTAGTACCATCTTCAGACTCAATTGGAAATATTCTTTCAACTGAAATTAAAGATATTGGATTTGAATATTCTGCAGATAAAACTTTAAGACCAACGGCAAAACTTCCTCAAATTTTGAAGGTGTCCGCATTATCTACTTTCAAAAACATTGGAATATCATCAGTTGGAAAAAATTATACAATATCTCCAAATCTTATTGTTATAGATTCAGTTACGAATGAAGTAATTGATGATGTAAATCTTTCATATAACATCGGAGATAGTGCTGTTACTATTCTAAAGAATACTAAGGGTATTAATAATAAGACTCCACTGATAATTCCAACTAACAATTCAAATGGTATTGGGATTAATTCAATAACATTTAATAGTGTTACTAAGGATGTTACAGTAGGATTGGCAGTAAGTTATAGCAGCATAAGTGATTATCCTTTTGTAGTTGGTGATAAAGTTATTATTGAAAATACGAGTGTCGGTACGGCAACTACCTTAAGAGGGTACAATTCATCTGCATATAACTATGCGTTATTCACTTTAACATCAATAGATCCAAATATTAGTGGTGCTAATGGAACAATAACTTATAATTTGTCAGAATACTTGGATGAAAATGAAGATCCTGGAACCTTTAGTTTGACTTATTCCTCTGGTAGAGTAACACCAGAAAAATTCTTCCCAATTTTTGATATAACTTTAGAAAAAAATCAATTCTTTAATGACGAATTGGTTTCATCTAATGGTGCTATTGGAACGATTAATGAATGGGATTCTTTAAACGAAATACTTAAAGTTCTTAGTGAAGATACATTTGAGCAGAGTCAAAAGATAACAGCATCTTCTTCAGGTTCTCAAGCTATTATTTCTTTTGTCGAAGAATATAATGCACTATACAATACTTCAGCATCATCTATTGTTAGAAAGGGTTGGGAAACTGAAAGAGGATTCTTAAATAACAACTTCCAAAGAATACACGATAGTGATTACTATCAATATTTCTCATATTCTATTAAGTCTAAAGTTGATTTGGAAAAGTGGGATGGTGTTGTTGATTCTACAAACCACACTGCCGGATTTAAGAAATTTAGTGATTTGGTTGTAGAATCTTCTGGTCAAGATTTCACTGGAATTTCTACAGAACAGAATCTTGGTGATTTTTCGGGAATAGCAGATTTGGTTAGTCTAACTGGATTTAATTGTGTTAGTGATTTCGATTTAGCAACTGAAAGGACTTTGACAATAGATTCAAATGTAGTCTCTGATGAAATTGTACTTGGTTCCGCAACACTTCAGGACTATTTTGAGTCTATTGGAAACCGTGTATTGCTGATTGATGATATTAGTGAAGAATTTAACAGCAATCCAAGATCTACTCCATTTAGTGTGGTAGATAGATTTAGATTAGATTCTGGAAGAATTAGAAAATTCATAACATATGTAAAAGATAGAAGATTTACTGCAGAGAGGCAGTTATACCTGGTATCAATCTTACATAATGATAGCTCTGTCTATATTAACCAATATGGAAGAATCCAGACAGTAAATAACATGGGTTCATTTGATGTTTCCATCTCCGGAGATGAAGGAAACCTTTTATTCTACCCAGTAGATTATGAGGTTAATAATTTTAACGTTAGTTACGTCTCTTATAACTTGGAGGACGCAATAGCAGGTATTGGAACAACCACTTTGGGTGATGTTGTAGATATTCAAACATCCAATCAAATAATTCCATCTGGAACTACCGGAGAAACTACATTAGTAGGAATTGCTTCTACATATACTTCTTCTAAAGTTTTAGTCTCTATTGCTGCTACTGATGATTCTTACTACGAATTCGATGAAATTTCTATAGTTCATGATGGAACTAATATAGAAATTATTGACTATGGACAACTTACAGATGATAGTTCATCATCATACTCAATAGTTGGTTTAGGAACCTATGGAGCAGCATTCTCAGGTTCTAATGTCAATTTAAACTTCACTCCATATGTTGGAGTTGGAGTTTCTTATGTAATTAATACACTGAGAGTTTCTATTGGAGACACATCTTCAACTGGAATAGGAACTCAGGTTCTCAATACTGGATTATTAGAGTCAGGTTACACATCAATCGCATCATCAACTTCTCCAGTACAAAATACTGTATTTGAATATGATAATTCAAATTACAATGCATCATACTACATTGTGTCAGTTAATGACATGACAAATAATGCAACTCAAATGTCTGAAGTTGTAGTTATTGATGATGAAACTCAAGCTTCTATTGTTGAATTTGGTGAAATATTTACTCAATCTGGACTGGGAACTATTGGAGCTGGAATTACAGGTTCTAATGTTCAACTTTATTTTACTCCAGTTGCAAATATTGATGTTGAAGTAAGAGTATTCCAAAATGCTGTGCGAGTTGTAGATACTGATTTATCAGATACTGTTATTGACTTGGAAAGTGGTTCAATAGACACTGGACATGGAGAATATAGAGGAACATTTACTGATGTTAAAAGACAATTCAATCTAACTCATAAACAACTGCCAATTTTTGAAAGAAACTTTGAAGGTAATAATTCATCAACAGTAAATGTTTCTGAGGATACAATTAGAATTCCGGGTCACTTCTTCGTATCTGGTGAAGAACTTGTATATTCAAATGCAGGATCTGGAACAACACAGGCCATTGGTATTGCTTCAACATCATTTGTTGGAATTGGAACTACAGACAAACTTCCATCTTCAGTCTACGCAATTAAAGTTGATGATTTGAATATTAAACTTGCTTCCAGTGCTGAAAATGCACTCAAGACTTTACCAATTGCATTAGACATTACATCCGTTGGAATAGGCACTTTGCATACATTTACTGCAAAGAATCAAAATGCAAAAACACTCATTTCAATTGACAATGTAATACAATCACCCGTCGTATCAACAGCAGTAACTACAAGTAATGATTTAGAAATTTCAACAATAGATGATACAATTTCTCTGGTTGGAATAACTTCAATATTTGGTGGAGATCTTCTTAAGATTAATGATGAAATAGTAAGAGTAAATTCTGTTGGATTTGGAAGCACTAATGTTCTTCTTGTTGAAAGGTCCTGGATGGGCACTGGATTGGCAACACATGCACAATATTCATTGGTGACTAAGGTTACTGGAAATTATAATATTGTCGATAATACAATTAACTTTATAACATCTCCATATGGACCAGTTCCAATTGGAACATCTTCAAATACTCCAAATCAAAGAGATTGGACTGGAATTACTACACATTCTACTTTTAGTGGCAGAACCTTTATAAGGTCTGGTGTGGAAAATACCACATCCGAAACATATTCTAAGAACTATATCTTTGATGACATATCACAGTCATTTACTGGCATTGGAACTGAATTTACACTTAAGTCTAATAGCACTGACATATCTGCAATTTCAACTGGAAATGCCATTATATTAATTAATGAGATTTTCCAAGTTCCAAGACAAAAGAATATTTCATCCACAGTTGAAGACCAATCAAATTATACTCTCGTAGAGAGTGTTGGTATTACTAGTGTGCAGTTTACTGGAACTGCAACTTCCGCTTTATATGATGTAAATTCTTCCAATGTCCCTGTTGGTGGAATTATAGTTTCTGTCGGTTCAACATCTGGTTTTGGATATCAACCTTTAGTTGCTGCTGGTGGCACTGCAGTTGTGTCTGCATCCGGAACAATCCAATCAATCAGTATTGGAAATAGTGGTTCTGGATATAGAGAAGTAGTTCAGACAGTAGTAAATGTTGGAGTTGCAACTTCTAGCACTGGAACTCCAAATATCGAATTTATCGGAACTGCTGCTATTAGTGGTGGAAATATCGTAAGTGTTGCAATCACAAATCCAGGAGTTGGTTATACCTCCACAAATCCACCAATAGTTGTATTTGACGAACCTCTTTCGTATAATGATATTCCACTGATTTATAGTTCATCATCAGTATCTGGATTTGGAACAGAGGCTACTGTTGATATCGTTGTTGGACAAGGTTCTAGTGTAATTGATTTTGAAATAAAAAATCTTGGTTATGGATATGGACAAGGGGAAGTTCTGACAGTATCAATTGGAGGAACGGTTGGCATTCCTACAAATACTTCACTATCATTCTCAGAATTCCAAATTTCTATAGAAAGAACTGATAGTGATAGTTTCAGTGGATGGACTATTGGTGACTTGGAAGTATTTGACCCAATAGATTCTCTGTTTGATGGCATTAGAGTTTCGTTCCCATTATTCTTTAATGGTGAGCAGAAGTCTATTAAAGCAAAACCTGGTTCATCAATTGATGTTCAGTCAACCCTTATTGTATTCTTAAATGATATTTTACAAGTTCCTGGTCAAGGATATATCTTTAATGGTGGAAGTAATATAACATTCACCGAAGCTCCAAAAGTTGGGGACACCTGCAAGATTGTATTTTATAAGGGAACTGGCGATGTTGATGTTCGTGAAGTTGATATTTTGGAGACCATAAAGATTGGAGACCTCGTTAGACTTGATAGTGAGCAACTTTCCCTGAAGCAGAATGATAGAATTGTAACGGAGGTTGTTTCGGTAGACACTATCAATACAAATGTGTATCCAGGACCAGGAATTACTCAAAATTCTAATCTTGAGAGACCATTAATCTGGTGTAGACAAACTGAGGACTTGTTTATCGATGGAAAGGAAGTTTCTAAGGACAGAATAATCTACGAACCACTCATTCAACCATCTACGAACATAATTCAAAGTGTTGGTGTTGGTTCAACTGTAATTTTTGTGGAGAGTTTGAAAACATTCTTTGATAGTGAAAAAGAAAATGTTACCGAAGCATTTAGAACTAAGATTGAAATTATCTCACAAGATACCATAGTTTCTGCTGCTGCAACTGCTTTAGTATCTGCAGCTGGTACTATCTCCTCAGTGATAATTTCTAATGGTGGTGTTGGATATTCAACAAATCCAGAGGTAACTATCTCCAATCCAGTTGGTCTTGGGTCAACTCAAAGAGCAACGGCTTCCGCAAATATCTCAGTTGGAGGAACTGTATCTTCAATATCAGTATCATCACCTGGAACTGGATATACAAATACAAATCCACCAGTTGTTCTTATAGAAGAACCATCACCAACCACCGAAGAAATTTCTAATGTAAACTACTCAGGTGATTTTGGTATTGTCTCAGGAATTTCAACGGTTTCTGTTGGAGTTGCATCTACTGGATTAGTTTTTGACTTGATTATTCCAGAAAATTCTTTCTTAAGAGATTCTACAATAGTTGGTACTGGAATTACTGTAAGTGGAATTCAAACTGGTTATTATTTTGTTGTATTCAACTCAAATGTTGGAAATGGATTAACATCTCTGTACAGTAATGGTTCAAACCTTTCAATTGGTTCTTCTTACATCGATAATGTTTATGAGGTTGCTGCAGTATCAATTGCACAGACTGATGCTGTTGGTATTGGTCTGACTTATGTTGCTCAAGTTACTGTGAGTGTTTCTGATTATAATGGTCTCTCTGGTATTGGTTATAGTTCTTTCTTCGGTGAATATAGTTGGGGAAGAATTGAATCTGGTAGCAGATCCACACCAAAGTCATTCACACTCTCAAATAATGGATTAGTTGGAATTTCAACAGCACCAATTGTGAGAAGAGTGAATCCACTTAAATATCTAAATTATAACTAATAAATAAATAAAAAACCGCAAAATGTCTGCAATTATAACTGACCAATTTAGAATTCTAAGTGCAAAGAATTTTGTGTCTGTGGCAACATCAGACACAAATTCTTATTATGCTTTTGTTGGACTTCCAAATGCAACAGATTATAGTTCAACTTGGGATACCACTCCACCAGCTCCAAAAGATAGTTTTGAGCAGGAGGATGATTATTGGGATACCATGATTGCGTTGAAGAAAATTTCTAGTGGTGATATTAAGCAAGTTGTTCGGAAAAATACTTGGACTTCCGGAACAACATATGATATGTACAGACATGATATAAGTAGAACAAATACATCAAAACCTTCTGGAGCAACTCACTTATATAATGCAAATTATTATGTTATTAATGAGGATTATAAGGTTTATATCTGCCTACAGAATGGTTCTGACTCAGAAAATCCATCAGGAAGACCATCCTTAGACCAACCAACATTTACAGACTTAGAACCTAGAGTTGCTGGTGATAGTGGAGATGGTTATGTATGGAAATATCTCTACACAATTAAACCAAGTGATATTGTAAAATTTGATTCTACGAACTTTATACCAGTTCCCAAAGATTGGGAAACTAGTTTGGAAAATGCGTCTGTCAGAGATAATGCATCAACAAGTGGACAATTAAAAATCGTAACGATTACGAATCGTGGTGTTGGTCTCGGAACTGCAAATAGAACATACACTAGAGTTCCAATCAAGGGTGATGGTTCTGGTGCAGAAGCTACAATCGTAATCAATAACGATTCCAAAGTAGAATCTGTTACCGTTTCTAACGGCGGTTCTGGATATACCTATGGAACTGTAGATTTAGTATCTGGAGGTGTTCCAACGGGTTCAACATCCCCAGTATTTAATGTAATAATTCCCCCACAGGGTGGACATGGTGCAGACATTTATAGGGAACTTGGAGCATATAATGTCCTTGTTTACTCTAGAATTGAAAATGATATAGAAAATCCAGATTTTATTACAGGAAATCAAATTGCTAGAATTGGAATCATAGAAAATCCAGAAGCATTTGGTTCGAATACTATATTAACTTCAGATAAAGCAAGTGCTGTTTATGCATTAAAGTTAACTGGAATTGGATATAGTACAGCAACATTTACAGCAGATTCTAGAATAACTCAAACAATTGGAGTTGGTTCTACTGCTGTTGGTAGAGTTGTATCTTATGATGCTGCAACAGGAGTTTTGAAATATTGGCAAGATAAATCTTTGGTTGGATTTAACACAGACGGTTCTCAAAATTCATCACCAACTTACGGATTTAACCTAAACAGATTTACCTCAACCCCAGGAACTGGTGGTTCTCTGAATATTATTGGCGGAAGTGTTACCTTAGGAATAGAAACAAGTTTTACTGGTATTTCAACCGAAATAAATAGTAGAACATACTACCTTGGACAAACTTTTACGAATGGTGTCTCAAACCCAGAGGTTAAAAAGTATTCTGGAAACATAATTTATGTTGATAATAGACCATCCATAACAAGGTCTGCCAATCAAAAGGAAGATATCAAAGTTATTTTGCAGTTCTAAAGAATCATGCCACA